CGTTGCCTTTTCCTCATTCAACAGCAGCTTACCCGACTTCATGGAATACAACGGCATGGGGTCGGCTTCATCATCTTCACTTGCGTCCATTGCGCCAAAGGGTGCGGGGGCGGGTGCAAGCTCCACATTGAAGCGATTACCCGTGGGCACTTCAGGCCATCCGAGGGCTACACGCGCTTCGTTCTGGGTTATGATGTTTGCTGAGAATTGCGCCGTGATCTCTGCCTGTATTTCGTCGTCATTGGCTAGGGCAGCGACATTGGATGTGTCAAATTGGAGCTTATAGCCGCCGTTCAACTCACTCGCTAACCCGATGCTCATTTGTTCTTCCCAGCTATTCCACAACGGAACGCGGGTAAGCTCGGTGAACTCCTTGAATGCGGATTCCATGTTGGAATACGTGCTGTTCATAAGTCCCGCGTAGGTCATAGCTACGACGGGGTGAACACGGAAGATACCGCAGATGCTGGACTCGAGTTGTCCGTAGATACCATCGGCTTGTAGCTCTGTCAGCGATTGCGCCATGCGCTCGTAGGACACATCACCCGATAGGACGGCGATGTTGCCCTTACTTGTGCCTGAATATTTGTCTTTCCATTGCTGTTTAATCTGTTCCTTAGCCGCTTCACTTGTGCCTACCGGAACTTGCAGCACACCGCTAGGGACGCCGCCGTTCGCCATGAGGGAGTAGATGGTAGCGTCTAATTCGTTCTCCGTCTGAATCTTCGCCCCTGCTAGGTCGATAGGTGAAAGCCCCTTAATCGGGTTCAACGGATCGACTCCCCACCGTAGATGTATCACGTCCGCAACGGGGATCGTGCGGTCCGTGCCGTTCACCGTGTAGATGTAGTGGGAGATAAAGTCGTATTCCCCAGGCACCGCCGCAAACTGCCCATCATGGTACGGCACAAGGCCGACGACCACACCCATCGCGTTACGGATCTTGTGGATGTAGCAGTTACCGCCCGTATGAAGGTAGGTCGTCACGTACTGCCAGAACATGGCCTGACTCATGCCCGCGTTCGGCTTGTTGAACACGCGCTGCAGCGGATGCGCCGGTACGGGTTCGCCATTCGCGTCCACGATGGTCAAGGGTGCTTCGTTCATGGTGGAACTCAGCGCGCTAATGCACCCTTGCACGGCGGCGTTCTTGTACAGGCCTTCGGTTACGAGGGCTTTGTAGTTGGTGAGGTTGGGACGGACTACGCGGCCCCCAACTGTCGAAGTCTGGACAGGCAAAACCACCTGTGCCTTCTCTTCAACGAAACGGCGTATGAGGTCTCTCAGAGCCATGTGATAGATACCTGATTTTGGGCGGCATTGACCGAGTGAACAAAGGCGTCCACGTAGTCGTCATGTTCACCCTGTGGGAAGCTTAACAGCTCGGATTCAAACGCCGTATCCAGCGTCCTTAGTAAAACGACGTGACCATGCTCTATCTTCCCTTCTACGGGAAAGAAGCGGGATATCTTGTCTTTGGTGACGTTGATAGGGGACACCGGTAAGGTCGTCGTCCGTACCAACTCTTGAATCACCGATTGTTGATAGCCGACGTTCTCGACCGCTATCATGTTCGGCTGATGCTTGGCAGCTACCGACTTGATCAAGCCCATTGTTTCATGGAAGGTTGCCCGCGCCCGTACCGCGTCAATGACGTAGATCGTGCCGTCAGGGTCGTGAGCCGTTACCACGATAGCCGTGTAGTCGGCTTCCTCACGTTGGCTGATAGCCAAGTCTACCCCTACGTAGATAGGCAGTCCAGCGGGAGCCGCATCGCCATAGCGTAGCCATTCGCGCTTGACCCGTGCGCCTTCGCTGTCGATGTATTCGGCTAAGACTTCCTGTTGGAATGCCACCGTGGACATGGACGCCTTGAGGTCATCCAGCTCCGAGCGGTCGATGTACGGGTTATCGTACGACGTACCATGTTGGCAGTACCAATCGGGACGGGTTGCGGCCTTCTCTTCTAGGGTGTGAAAGTAGTTCTTGCCGAACGGCGTGCTACCGAAGTAGGCATCGCCTTTGTAGTCCATGAGCGTCGGACGTGCGGCCTGTTCCCATACCTGTTCGAGGTCAGGGGCAAACGCGCATTCGTCGAAAAGGAAGCGGTGGTACTTGTTACCGCGTATGCCTTCGGGTCGGTACATACCATACCAGTCAAGCCGTGCGCCTGTGGTGAAGGTCATGACCTGATCCGATATCCGAGCATCACGAAGCACCGGACGGAAGTACACTTCAAACTCGCGCCACCGCTTCTCAAAGTCTTTGGCTGTCGGCATGGCGATCGCGCACCGTTGCCCCTTGCTTGCGGTTTCAAGTACGAGGTCAGCGAACAAGCTAGTCTTACCCGCCCGCCGTCCGTATCGGATATGATTGAAGCGTCTCCGATTACGGATAAACTCCTTATGCCACGGCAGCGGGTTAGTTTTCCACGACGCCATTAGCGTCCCTGTTCGGTGGATACCAGCCAATAGGCGAGCATGGCGACGATGGCAATGAAGATGCCGCTGACTAGTTGAATGCTCATGGGGCTTCCTTCCAACGAAGGTACAAGCCCAAGACGATAAACCCGCCGAACCACACGGCGAAGGTCATGGGGTCGTTCATTCCGTCCCCCATGTGAAGGACACGTCGCCCTTGTGTTCGTGCTTGTTCTCGGTCTCGATGCGGTCACGATAGCCGATGGTGTTCTTGGCTAGAAAGATAGCTGCCGATGCGTTGCCGTGTAGAAAAAGTCAGGCGTTACATTGTCGCTACTTGCTCTTGGCATGAAGCGTTCTGGATTTTGCAGAAGGCAACAAAGGATTGCTCTTTCTGCGTCTGGTGCGTTTGGTGTGGTGTCGTTCATGGAAATGATCTTAGTTGTGATGGTTCGTTTGTGCTGCGCATTGCTGGCTTTTGTTTTGTTGATGGTAGATAGCTCATTCGCTTCCAATTTCTGATTTGTGCTTGCCAATCTTTGATTGGTTTGCCGTTGTTCTTGAATCCTGTCTCAAGCCATTTGTCCTGCATGTATTCTGCATCTGTTCTGGTTAGTCCAATCTTATTGCAAAAACCAAAAGTATCATCGAAAGATGGCTTCTTATTCTTTTTTGTATCTGCCTCTGCTTCTGCTTCTGTATGTGTTACATCGTTTAACAAAACTTTACACGGGTTAACAGAGTTTACATTTTCGTCATTTTCCTTTGTCTTGTCACGTCTCCGCTTCATGTATTGGCGCATGTATTCCCGTTTTTCATCATCTGATTTAATGTCACGATAATTCAGATAATTAACAATTTTATAGCCACGCCCGTTTTCGCTGAGAATTATTCTACGACCCTCCTCCGCTGGCGAGTTGCTGTCTAGATCAGGTTCTAGCAATGGTTTCAAAGCATCGCAAAAATCATTCTTTGGCACGTTCATCATTCTTGAAATGGCAACGTCCGTTCCGATTACTTCGCCATGCCGATCTGACAATGCAAGCATCATCATAAAAACATAACGGGTGTTCACTTTTTCTTCCATTAAAGAAGATTGTGCTATCCTTGAGAAAAGTTTGGCATACATTGGTGCTTATTGTAGTTGATTTGTTTAACTTGTAAAGTGTTAAGTTTAACATTTTTTACATTATGGTCTTAAATATGGGTGAGATTGATATAGTGGGTTGAAATAATAAACCTGTTGAGTCTTGCCGTTGTCTCGTGTTCCAAATGGCATACGGACAAAGGAACTTCGATTGCGCATCATAGCAGGATCGGCACCCATACGAATTGCCAGCTTCCAAAAGTCAGCTTCATCTTCTTTCGATACCTTAAACCAACTATGCAAAGACTTGCCACCGCTCGATAGCACCATGACCAGCTTGTAAAACTTGGCAAGATACCAAATGATGCTTGCGTGTTCCTCGCTTGCTGGTTCGTCAAAGTCGCAAACGCAATACTCGCGATCTCCGCAATTATCAAGGCAATGCTCGCTTTCCTTGCCGTCCTGGGTCAGTCCTTTTTTCTTTGTCATGTAACATGGCACAATAAACTGGCAATTCTCCAGTCCTTTCATATCTGACAGCTTGGAAGTTTTAAATTGGAATGCGGA